AAGAATGTCCTAAACTTCAAAGCCATTGTTCTTTGGAAACTCAAAACACAGTCAGAGTTTTCTTTATTTTCTGCTCTACGAAGTTTGCTTCCTTTCCTTGATAGTCAGGGCTCTGATTCATCAACCTTCTTCATTTGCTACATACCAGAACTTCACGCTACAATGACAAACCCGCTTTATTTTGCTGGAGATCAACAGGAATACATAAGACGCATACTTCGGTTCCCATCCTTCCAAATAAGTTCTGTAGCGGACAAGACCAACAAAAGTTTGTTAGAAGAGTGCCCAGAGGGTTCTGTGGTAAATGTTCGTTTCACTGACAGCAACAGAAGGCTTGGGTATGTGACAGAACTCATAACAGAAGGAAACTGGTCGGAAGCGTTAAAGAATTCTGGAGTCTCTGACTCTTCACAGGTTTTTGCTTCTGGGGATGCAGTCGTTTCCGAAGACGCGGTAGCCTTTTACAACAAATTGAGATCATCCGGTGCTTTTCAGGGTTACAGCGATGCAATGTTGATGGGACTGGCAGCGAACGCGAAGCAGGAATCCAACTTCACTTCAAACGCAGCCGGCGACGCCAGATCGCCGGGGAACAAGGATCACCCAAGAACTATCACAACAGTTGACGGTGTAAGGGGAGTAGAGGCTGACTATTGCTCATTTGGCTATTTTCAGTTGAACATATGCCCTGACAACGCCGAGGGCTCTCGCTTTATAGAATTTTTTGGTCTTGATCGCAACAACAAGCAAGAAGTCCTTGATGCGATCACGAACGAAGAGAAGCAGTTTCAATTTATGGCGAACAGATTAACACAAATCGGAAGCATTTCACAGTACATCGGACAAGAAGTTGCCGAAGGTTACTCGGAGGAAGAGACTGCTGCCTTCTACGGCCGCCTCATAGCCAGAGACTTTGAGAACTGTTCTGCCTGCGCTGACGGCCAATCCGAGAACAGAGAAAGACAAGAACTTGCAGCGGCGCTCTACAGAGAGTTGAGGCAAGAGAACGAGGTTAACTCATAATGGGAAATAGAACAAGAAGTTACTCAAGATACACAGAGTCGCGCGCCGAGGCTTCTCGCGCCCTTGGACAACTTGAAGAAGAACAGGGGCCTACGCAATACGAAATAAATCGAGCAGAAGGTTTTGCGAGAGCCGACTTATCACAGGAAGTCTACACCGAAGAGCAACTACCAGTTCCCGAAACTTCCAAGAATCTTCTCCCTCCACCAGAGCAAGATACCAGAATCGGCGCCGTAGGCTCTAGCGACACTCTCGATCCTTATGATGGGAGCCTGGAGCCCTTTGAAAATGCTGGAATGCAAAACAAGAAACTCAAAGAAAAACTACCAGCCTACAATGCCTCGGACAGTGAGACGGTAACATCCGGCCAGAACAACACCCACATCATCCTCGGAAGAGATCGTTGGGGTGGCCCTGAGACCGGCTACGGCGGCCTGGGGCACACGCGAGCAGGTGCAATAGACATTGTGGTCGGCCTACAAGGCTGGAGCCCTGGTGAGGCTGGTAGGACCGGAGAGAGGGGTGAGTGGATCCCTGGGCGAGCAGATAAGAACTTTGGATCACTCAACCGAGACATCTCGCCGGGAGACGCGGCGCGAATCTACATTTCTCAAAGAGCCGACATTGACGACTACTTTGACATTTGTGATGGCTTCGTCGGCCGATCTTATTCTGACTCCGCGATTGCCATGAAGGCAGACTCGATCCGGGTCATCGCAAGAAAGGGAATCAAGCTGGTAACACAAAAGAATCCCCCAGGTCGCAACTCAATAAATGGAAAGATTGGGACAGTCTACGGAATCGACCTAATCGCCGGCAACAGGGATTTCAAGACGGGACTGGAAGGACTGACCCTTGGAAACCCAGAATTCCCCGGTGGAAGAGAAATAAACTACCTACAGCCGATCCCAAAGGGTGACAACCTGCAAGAGTACCTTTCAAAGTTGCATGATAATGTTCAGTTGATAAACAGTATTTTGTCTGGGCTAATACGTATTACATGGAGTATAGCAGAAAATACCATCACACCAGACACAGTTATAAGCCCTGTCCCCGGAACCACTGCTCCAACACCAGTTGACTTTATGAACTATTTTGAGTATGTTCTTCTTTCCTTAAAACAGTGGTTCAAGTTGTGGGCCACAAGACAAGAGATGCTTGCTTACAAGATTGATTATTTGGAACCAGTCGGCGCGCTTTACATCAACAGCCGACACAATAGGACAAACTAATGACAATAAGAGTAAACAGAAGTGGCAGATCTGCCTATGAAGAGTTCGCAACAGAAGGCGAGTTAGAGGGGCTAAGGAACTCTAATTTTCGTTTTGGTGCTGCTGGTGGTGCTGGGACTCCCGAACAAGCAGGAGCCGCGCTCGATGCTCAGCCGCCCCCGGCTCCTCGTTCATTGGGTCCAGATCCGTTCAGCCCTGTCCTCACCGAAGCCGCCCTGGAAGAGGCTGGGCTTGATGTCGAGCGTTTCAAGTTCCTTGTTTGTGATCCGCGCCCTGGGCTAGAGGAGCCTGATCCATGTCCGATTTGTCGCCCAAACCCGTTTGCTTATGTCCCAGATTACCGAATGATGGGCGAAGGCGAAACCTTCTTTGACGGCAAGGACTGCACGCAATGTGTGGTTTACACCTTTGGTTCCCCGGCAGTTGAGGGTGGCGTTCCGATCGAGAAGTTCCAAAGAGATGGAAAGTTCATCAATGAACAGAAAGAGCGCGCTGTAAAGTACGCCCTTGACCTATTCAATAAGTCCGAGTTCATCACAGTTTACACTTATGTTGAGAAGCCCCCAAGAGTCGACAAATTCAATATTCTTGGAGGAGCAGCAGTTGGCGCAGTAGCCGGCGCCGCTTTGGGTGGCGGAATCCCTGGTGCGGTCATTGGAGCCGGCATTGGCGGCGTGGCTGACTTTATGATCCCTCCAAAGGTTCCTGGCTATGACTTAGAAACCAGAGAGGAAAATGTCGTCGATTCGCTTGTTGCTCTTGCAACAACAGAATATCATGTCCCAATCCAAAGAAAGTCTCGCACAAGGCTCCTAATCAAGATCCCAGTTGAGGTCTTTGACCGCTTACCGGAGCGCCTGGTCCAAGAGCCCGACACAGAGTTTGAGACAAAGTTAGAAGTCACTTACGAAGGAAACCAGTTTGTCCCTACCCTCCGTCGCATCTCCAAGGCTTTCAATGTCTACCACGGAGAATCAAAGCGGTGGGCGACCTACGAAGGCGGCCGGTTTGTCACGGCAACATCGTTCGCTGAATCATCAAACAACTCCGACACAAGGGAGCGCGTTTACTTAAACCTTGAGAAAGAAGCAGATCAAATAGACAGGTTCAGAGAGGCAGTGAAGGACTGGATTACCAGAAAAGAAATCGGGATGTCTTTCAGTCCTCTACGACCAAACCGTGTTCCAGAAAAGATCACGTTCAAGTTCAAAAAGAAAGACAACAATCCGGAAGAGATCGAACTAAGACAAGTTGTCTTCAACAAACCTGGCTGTGAAGATATTACGATCGGAAAGAACGGCCGCTACAAGGGCCTTTTTAGAGAACTAAACGCAACCATAAAGAGGATCGACTCAAGAACTCTTTACTACATCGGTTCAGGCCCAGAAATAGATGTCGATCTAACTGCAAGAACTCCCACACCTTGGCTACAAGTCGTTACCGACTACACCTATCCTCCGTTGGAAGTCCTTTACGGAAGCAATGGGAACACAATCTATGATCAGAACAGAATAGACAAGTGCCTCGTAAAAAATACGAGTGTTGATGAAGATTTTGATCAGTTGATGTCTGGCATCGAGGACACTCTTCTTGGTGCACCAGATGCATTCTTGCTGGCCTTTTCACAAGGTGGTGATCCTGAATCTTGTAATAAGGAAGAGGACGCGCTGAAAAAGGCAGGCCAGGCATTTGCAACAACACCTAAGCGAGCAGAGGAGATTCTAAATGCTTCTGTTGCTGAAGCGAAAAGAAAGATTGCAGTGTCCGATCCTTACCTCGCGATTGTTTTAGACGAGATCGGAGCAGCAGCAAAGGCAGCAAGATCTGATACAAACCAGTTTTTTTCGGAAGACGGCCTTGATTTTGGAGGCGCGTTCTCTGCCAGTAATGAAGATTTCGGAATAGAAAACACTCCCAAGAACAGAAGAGAGGTTAGAAGAAATTTCAGAGAACTCTACCGAGACAAACAAAAAGGCTTTATGGCTCGCGTCAATGACCGCATTGGTTGGTGTGGTTGGCTCGCACTTATCAAAGCAGCCGCTGACTGTGTTGCAAAAGGCATGGGAGAGGAGAGTTCAACAAAGGCTCTTGCAAAGGCTGCCTTTGGCGCGATGGACGATAACTACCTTGGAAGAACTTTCCTTGGTCTTCCGCCAGAAGAGCAACGCCGCATTGCAGACAGGATTGAGGCAGAATTAGGCGACGTTCCTGCACCATGGGACATCGGTTACCAAGCAGGCAACTATTCAGGCGGCACATTCTCACTAAGAGAACGTAAACTTGCAAACCAAATAGCAGACGGGACGTTACAGCCTGGGACTACTGAATATGAAGAGGCCATTGCAGAACTGGATTCTACTGGCTTCGACATAGTGGCACCCCCCGAGTTGGTTGATTTAGCAGGAAGGCTAAATGCAGGAGACTTAGGGGAAAATAGTTCTCCGACTAATTTCGATGCCTATTCACAACTATTGTCAAGCGGCTTTTACGAGACGGCGCCAAATGCCAATCCAGCAGTTGGTTTTTATGCGGTTCAACAGACTTCAGAGTCAGAACAAGAACTCCTACAAAGACTAAAAGATTTCAACAAAAACTTTGTCTTCGACAGTGAAAGTGTCGGCGGCTTCGGCCTGGACTCGGAAGGTGAACTTGCTTTCAACCAACGAAACCCATCACAAGGTTCAGGCGGAACTTATGGTGAGGCTTTGGGTAATATCCAAAAAGAAATTGTAGATGCTTACCGCAGAGTGATCCTTGACATGGTTGGGGCGGACTCTTTGCTTCAGACAATGAATAGGATCCCAGGCGCACCCATTGTCGCAAGACTTCTAAAAAATAGTCCTTGCAAAATCAATTCCCCAATCAAGGCGAACCCAAGGCTTGACAACTTTCTAAACACTTTGGAGTTTGATATTTGTCAGTGGGATGCCGATCTTACCCTTCCAGTTTTCTCTAAGGGCGACGGCATTGGTGCTTTCTTACAGGATCTCACCACAAGGCTCCTGCTTGCTCTTGTAAATGCTATCATCGACACTGCTCTTGCTATTTTCGCGCAGATTCTAAAGTTCATCCTCGACAAACTGCTTTCCCTTGCGTGCGAGACTCTCGCTGCTCTTGGGGCAAACTTGGCTGGTCTTGCTTCCGGCAACAACCAGTTTCTAAACCTTCTCCGCGAAAACCTTTGCCCAGAGGCGACAGAAGAGGATCTACTTGAATCCCTACAGAAACTGTTCTCGGTTCTTGGTGGCGACAACTATCCATGCTTGCAGGAACTCTCTAACCAAGAGATGGCAAACTTCATCGAAGACATGTCCCTCATGCTTACACAGGGACAACTTCTTCAACTCCTTGCTGGCGAGGCAAACGACGAGACGATCAGGCTTGCCCTTGAAGTCGCAGCAACCAGCAACTCTCCTTGCATCCGTGATGTGTTTAGTGACCCAGGATCTATTCAGAATTTCTTCCCAGCCCTCGGCACATTCATCCCAGATCTCGATCGTCTTCGCGATGTCATAGGAACAACCCCGGCTGCTCTACAACCCATTTACCCGTGTGCCCCAGAAGTCCTAACAAGGATCGATGATCTACGCTGTGATCTTCTCGGACAGAAGGGACTTACAAAACGCCAATGCCGCGAAGAGTTAGACAAACTAAAGGACCAGGCGGTTCAGGATCTCCAAGATCTCCTTGACCTCCTACAAAACGGCCCAATGTCTAACTTCCCGCCACTCAACAGTGAGCCTGGTGCTGGTTGTCCGCCAAACGGCTTCCTCCCAGCAACAGATCCGTTCCTTGCAGACGCAAACTCCCAGGTTACAAATGTGTTATTTGACAGAGTTGAGGAAGCACACTTGCGAGACCTTATGGGGAATATCAACTTTTTCACAGGCCATGGTGGTGTTCTAAATGCAGTCCTCTCTGACACGATGGGGCGCCCGTTCAAGAAGCACAACTTCGTGATCAGAAACTTTGGTGCTCCGTTGGCAGAAGACCTTGGATTCTTTGAAACTTACAGCGACAGCGCTGTTCGCGCCCCCGGCTCAACTGGAAAGGGTACACCGATAGACATTTATGGTAATCAGCTTACTGATGACGAACTCGGAAACTTTGCTAACTACTCCAGAGGCGGCTACCCTCCAACAGTCGGCGCCTGGCTTGCGCAAAACTACAGAACATTTGAGCCAGAGTTCAAGACCGTCAACATTCCGGGCGGCTACGACAGCATTGACGAGGCCCTAAGGGAACTTGAAAAGATAGAAAAGAAGAACAGAGAAAGAATCAAAGCACGAAAGAAGTACCTAAGGCTTTGGATTGATGAGTTCAACTATGATAGAAGAACGACCTGGCCACAAAAATACCAAAGAGCAGCAGATGAACTATTAGTCGGCGCCGAAAGGGAAATCTTTGGACCAGACCCGACAAAAGAGACAATCGGACACAAGGTCCACTCCCCAGAAGAGAGAACATTTAATGCCCTAAATGGTAAGAATTTAAGTGTTGCCGGCGTCTTATCAGGAAACAAAAAACCAAAAAATTGGGATAAAGATCTACAGAGGAAGTTAAAAGATATCAGAATTGAAGGAAAAAGGTTTGACCCTGAGGAGCACAACTCTTTTGTTGAGGCTTTCGGCAAAAAGGCAAGACTCCTACAACCGCCAGACACTTCTTCCGCAGATGTTCGTTTAAAGTACGAGTCTTTCCCAGTTGAAAACAACAAAGGAGAGAGCTTGGGCTCCCCTTACGCAGTTTCCGTGGAATATGATTATAACTTGTTTGATGAAGACGGGGAGTTGATCAAAGATAATGTTTACAACCTCAAAGTTGTTGAAGAGATTAGGAGTGTCAAGGGCGATCCTTTAAAGAAAAATGAAATAAAGAAGGTTGGGCCTGACCTACCTCCCGAGTCGATCCTTAACGATGAGTACAGTTTCACAAGTTATGACCTTAAGATCAGAGGAACTGATGACCAAGATGTTGTAAGACTTCTTGAATCGCTAGATGTTTCAAACGACATTCCAGATTCTTACCAGATAGAATATCTTTTCAGATATTTTGAAAGCATCTATCAAGAAGTAACAGACAGCACAGATAGGAGAATAAGAGAGGTTTCATCGGAGGCAGGGCTAAGAAGATACTTCAAGGGTCCAAAATCACCAGATGAAAAAATAAATGTTTTTGACTCCATAAACTCTGGTTTCTTGCAAAGGCTTTCTTACCTTATTTCAACAGGCCAAACAGGAAAGGGTAATAAGGGTCAAAAAGCACCTGAAGACTATGATGTTGGTAAAAGAAAAGAAAACCAAAACAAAGACAGAAGAAACAAAATCGACCTAAACCAGTTTTCAAAGGCTTTCAAGTTTGGCTATGACCCCTACAAACAGCCAAAAATACAATACATGGATGCTGAAAAGTACGGTGGCCTCCTGGGCAAGAGGGATCCAAAGAACGCTCCACGACCATTCTATGTCCAAGCCCGTCGTTATGACGGCTGGATGGACATAGCAGAGGCTCTCGTTCCAGAGTTGGACGGCTGTGAACCATCGTCAAGGCCGATCTTTGAACTGTCTGATGTAAAAGAGGTTGTCGATAATTTCACAAACACAGTCCCAAGAGATGAGCGACTCCAAGGAGATCCGCTATGTGCCGTTGAGGCTCCTTTTGACAGGATCTTGGCACCGGAAGACGCCGGCCGAATGGAAGGAGCAATCCGAGCAATAATTAGGATCTATGCTCTCGACGTGTTTCTTCGCGCCACACCCATTTTCACGGCTTTTGAGATCAATGATGTAAACTACGACAACTTGCTTGAGTCTTTCATCGCAGAAAGAATGAGGCAGGGACTTTACCAGGACGGTGTTCGTCGTTCAAACGCCACAGACGAAGAATACTACTTCCGCTTCATCGAGCAGGTTGTCAACAACACGGTAAGGAAGATTGATGCTGGAATGCTTACAAGAGAGAGCGAGTCCGGCGCCGCAGATGGAGACTTTAGTACGGCAGAAGAAGAGGCCCTCAATAAAATCATTCGAACTGTTAACGGCTTTTATAGAGAGTTTGCCGGCCAGCCGGAAGTTCTTTCTGATGTTGCCATCAAAACGCAGGATGCATTCAAAAGATTCTTCACAACACCGGCTTCGAGCAAGGTCATTCAGGTGGGCTCAGGAAGTTCCAGATTTAGCAAGGCTCAGGCAAAGGCTGCCAAGAAATTGGCGTTTGAGCAGACATTAAGAGAGAACGAAGCAGACGCCCTCATCCTTCTTGGTCCTTACATCAGAGAGGAACTTGAGGCTCTAAAGAGTAAGTTTGTCTCAACTCTCCCTGCTCTTGTGACAAACGTGGACCACCTTTTCTGCGTAAACAACGAGTGGATCCGAGGTTCAGTATTTGAAGGCGGCCCATTCGATGTCCAGTCGGATCCGAGAGACGGAACGACACACAACATCCAAAAGTTGAAGACCAACGGCGAACTTCGTCCAAAGGGTTTCAACCCTAACTTCAAACGCTCCCAGCCAGACACGGAGTGGCCATTTGTTCTTGAAAAGTACATCAAGATCGAAGACAAGTCGCGCCGAGTCAAGGGGGTTTCAAAGCGAGCAGAAAACCTTTACAATGTTGTCAACATCAACGATTGGGATCGTTATGTCAAGGAAAAGAAGGCGGAAGGTCTAAAGGGCGACATTTCGGAGTTCTGGGGCGAGCCAACACCTTCTGGCGAGACCGAGTTCATCGAAAACCACAACCACACCTACGAAATTGACTTCAAGGGCAACGGAAGAACGTCAGTTCACACCGACGCTCTCGGCAACACTCACTACCACGAGATTGTAAACGGGGAAGTCCAGAGGTCAAGGCTAAACACAGAAGACAACGGACACGTTCACAACATTCCGGTCGAAGGCTGGAAGTTTGGTTTGAGAATCTGCTACATGCCGACAAGGGCGTCTCATGGGCCATTCGTTGAAATGAACAGAGAACTTATAACGCAAGAGCAGATCATGAACAACAAGGCTTTCAGAGTAACAAGCAAGAGTGACAACAAAAGAGTCCTAATCCCGATCGCTTCCGCTGAACTCCCAATTCCAGATCAGGAGTTTACCAACTTTGATCCAAACTCTTACGATGTCTACTGTCTCATTGAAGAACTCGTAAAGACCCCAGAGTACAAGACATTGTTCAAGTACATTTTCCCCATCCCAAGATACACCTCGCTCCTCGCAGTCCACAGCACCATGTCATTTTTTGACGCCATCGGCAACAGTGGCTGGCCAAGCGAGGGTGGAGACATGTGGGAAGTTGCCGGCGGTAGAAAGGGCAAGAAGTTTAGAAAGTGGGTTCGCGGCCCGCAGGCTTTCAAGGATTCAAGACAAAAAGCAAAAATCCTTTTCACAAGCCTTTATGAGTCATCGCAGGCCATTGATTTCGATGCTGGCAACCCAACCGACCCTGAAAGAGGTCCAGATTCTATTAGAGAACTAATTAAACCAAAGGTTAACTTCGAAGACGGCTTACGTTGGTGGGAGAGAGGAAGACTATTGAGTCGCCCGTTCAACAAGGACGGAGAGGAATGCGAATAAAGGAGGAGAGTTATGGCAGAGGGACTATCTGTTGCGCTACCACTTAGAATAGATCCGATTGACGGCGCTTACGGGCTGAATAGGACGCTTACGCAAGTGGCCGCACAAAACTTGCGAATGGTTATTTTAACTTCTCCTGGGGAAAGAATAATGTTCCCAGAATTTGGTGTTGGAATAAGAAGATACCTATTCGAACAGAACACAACGTCAACATTGGGGGTGATACGAAGCAGAATAGAACAGCAGGTGTCAACATATCTCCCTTACATTAGGATCCTTGACCTGAGTGTTGACAGCCCAGAGGTCGTCGGCTCCGTAGTGGAGACGGATAAATCAAGAGTCCTCATAAGAATTCGCTATTCAGTCCCATCAGCCAATGTTGTTTCGGACCTAACTATTCCTGTTTCAACTTAAGTTTTATACTATTTATAACTGGAGAACCTTTTAGATGGCCAAAAGAACATTTCCTATTGACTACACAAGTCGCGACTTTAGTTCTATTCGCGATGATCTCATAAATTACACAAAGAGATACTACCCTGACACTTTCAAAGACTTTAGCGAGGCGTCTTTTGGTTCTCTAATGCTCGATACAGTCGCCTACGTCGGCGATATTATGTCTTTTTACCTTGACTATCAGGTGAATGAGTCATTCCTTGACACCGCCTCAGAATACAACAATGTTCTTCGCCTTGCAAGACAGGCGGGCTACAAGTTTACAGGACCAAACTCCACAACAGGGATGGTCTCGGTTTATGCCGTCGTCCCGGCAAACTCGGTGGGCCTTGGGCCAAACAACGACTACTTGCCCATCCTCAAGAGAAACACGACCTTCTCCTCCACCTCGGGTGCAAGTTTCATTCTTCTGGAAGACATCCGTTTTGACGAGCCTTCTAACGATGTCGTCGCAGCAAACATTGATGACGCAACAGGAAACCCATCAAACTATGCAATAAAGGCAATGGGACAGGTTATTTCAGGCGAGTTTGGCGTAACAAATATTGACATCGGCGCGTTTGAGCGTTTCAAAAAGGTCCGCATAAGCGAGCCGAACCTAGTTGAAATCATCAGTGTTTTTGATTCGGAGGGTCACGAATACTTTGAAGTCGAATATCTTTCACAAGATGTGGTCTACAAAGCAGTCCCAAACAGAGACGAGAACACCAGGGACAATGCCCCTTCTCTAATAAGACCTTTCAACGCAACTCGTCGTTTTACAGTCACCAAAAACAGAAGAACAACAACATTACAATTTGGCTTTGGTTCCGACACAGAGATTGCAACACCTGGCCTCGCTGAACCGTCAAATGTTGTCCTTCAAAGGCAGGCAAAGAACTATGTCACAGACGCCATTTTCGACCCATCCGATCTTGTGGGTTCAGACAAGTTGGGCATTGGGCCAGCAAACACAACTCTAACCATCACTTACAGGCTGAACACGTCGAACAACGCCAACGCAGCCATCGGAGCGGTCAACAGGATCACGAGCACACTCGTTGAATTCAACAACCCAAGCATAGCGAACGACTCAACAGCAAGAACAGTTGCTGCTTCCTTTGAGTGTTTCAACGAAGA